AAACTATTCCTCTTATTTCAAGTGTTGCATCTGTAATCGTAGGTGTCGAAATATTGTTTTGGAAGTTTCTATAATAACCGAAAACGAGTGTCGGGTCATCTGTTTGGTCGTCCCCAATCCACGCGCTGGGTATAGTTGTCAATTCTGTCAAGGTATTAAAGACATAATTTACCTTTGAGCGCTCAATGGTTAAATCAAAAGTGACAAGCCGCGCTTTGCGTCCGTCAGTAACTTTGATGTTACCAAAGTCATCTTCTGTGACTTGGCTAAAATCTAGCAATTGAACATTAGAACCGTAGTTTGCTTGGCCTAAAACAATTTGACCACCGAATATAAAGTCACCAACTGAAACATTAATGCCGATAACTGTTATCTTTATTATACCGCCTCTATAAGCAGGTAAATCTAACTTAAAAAAGCGTTTTATATCAATAATAGGTGAGAAGTAATAAAAATACCAGTCAGTCACATCTGAGTTATCAACCATCGAAATATCTTGATTGTAAACGATACCCTCATCGGCATCTGTAACAGTTACATTTATCGAGGTGGCGTTATTAATATTAAACCCGGCTATTGAATTGGTAATGGATGAGCTTTGAAACTCAAATATTAATTCATCATCGCCAAAAGATTGAGTGCTTATCACAGTGTCAAACATGGCAAATTTATTAGTTGGTGAAACTATCACCCAAGTTGGTACGGTTTTTAATACGCCAACCTCTGGGTCATCTGTTGTAGACGGGTCAGCAACACACTCATAAAGTTTATGCGTGCTTACCTTTATTACTCTGTCACCTGTGTTAAACGTACCGGCAGACCAAGCCACCTCACCGCGCCCTGTATCTGGCTCGGCAATAGTGGATGATATTAAGTTAGTATCGTTAACCTCTACCGGCTTTATAACTCTCATTGCTCTGCCCTCGTTTCAAATCCGTTAAACTCTAAGCGCTGCAAAATAGAAGCAGTTGATTTTGTGTTCTTAACCACTTCGCGGTTATAAGCAGCGTTATCTTCTCGCATCTGCGTAATTTCCTGTTTAAGGGCTTGGTTTTCAGTATTCGCATTGTTTTGCGCTATTTGCTGTTGTTGTGCGGGTATCGCGGCAATGGCACTGTTAAGCGCGTTAACCGCATCCCCTACAGAGAGTATGCTTGTATCTATACCGAGGGCGACATTTAACAATTGCTCGTTATAGTCGAGTATACCATCTAAGCGCGTTAATTCATTTTCATAAGCGCTTTGATGTAATTGGTAAACCTCATCAGCACTAGCAATCAACATATCAAACTGTGCAGATTGCGCTTCATAGTTGAGCGAGTCTAGGCTAATTTTTGCATCGTTAAATTGTAGTGTTGCGTCTTTAATTGATAAGGTGTTGTCTACGATACCGAGCAGGCTATTCAACTGTTCATTGTTAGCCGCTATCAAAGCATCAAAGCTTTCAATAGTGCCATTGTAAGATTGCTCTGCTAACGAGTAATCATCATTTGCAGCTTGAATTAAAGTGTTGAATGATTCGATTTGGCTATTAAAGTTTAGGTCTGCTAAAGCTGTTTGTGAGTTATTAAGCTGCGTTATCGCTTCACTAATTGATAGGGTATTGTCAACTATACCTAATAGTGTATTTAGTTGCTCATTTAAAGCGCTAACTTGGCGGTCTGCGCTTAATTGCTGCGCTTCAATTTGCCTGCCACTGTTTGACTGTAATAATTCAACTTGACGGTCTGCGCTTAATTGTTGCGCTTCAATCTGCTTGTCAATGGTATTTATTAAGCTTTGGGTTTCGCTTAATTCATCACTTGCTAGCAATGATATAGCCGCTAATCTGTTTTGATTAAGCGCGTTGCTTATAGCAAGGTCTGACGCGCTAGCAAAGCCTGTCGCATCTTGGTTGACCAGATTACTAGCGTCAAGTGATTGTGCGCCACTAAAGTCACCACCTCGCGCCATCGTTAACGCTTGCATTAGTGAAGTGCCACCAATACCGGTTGCACTATCAAGCGAGTCAATAAGAGATTGCATACTTGAGGCGGTGTTATCTAATGCGCCACGCTCACTATTAAGCGCGTCAATTCTTGCACTAGCGTTAGATTGTATTAATGCTATTTCAGCGCTGGCATTGGATTTTATTAATTCCATTTCAACACTGGCGTTAGACTGTATTAATGCTATTTCAGCGGCAAAGGCTGCGTTTAATAAGCTTGTTGCATCATTTACATTCTGCTCACGCAATGCTTTTTCAGCGTTTAGCGTATCGCGTAAACCGTTAATGCGTAAAAGTTCAGCGTCTAAAATTGTTCTCGCGGAGTCTAATACGACTTTGGCGCGTTGCTTTTCTAGTTCTATTGCTTGGTTTTGTGCGGCAAAAGAGGCTATTAAAGCAGACTCACTCTTATCATAAGCATCTTGACGCAAAGCCTGCTCATCATCTAGCGCATCGCGTAAACCGTTTATGCGTAGTATTTCAGCGTTGTAAGCATCGGTTGCACCGTCAAGCACCGCCTGAGCGCGTTGTTTTTCTAGCTTGATTGATTGCTCAAGTATGCCAAAGGCGCTACGTGCTGAGTCCTCACGCGCTATACGCTCATCTTCTAGCGCTTCGATGTATTCAGCCATTGCCGGTGACAACTCAAGCAAAGCGGCAAGCGTTTCTTGACCGCCTTGTGTCGTAATATCCAAGCCTTCAACAAGCGCCCTGAATTCTTCGGTGGTAGATACAAGCGGTTTACCCAATTGCGTAAACACTTCACTGAGCGAGTTTTGCAATATTTCAAACTTTTCTTGTTCGCTAAAGAAGTTGTCAATGTATTGTGTGGTTAATTCTGTGAATTCCTCAATGCCGCCAACTAAGCTGATAATTGATTGAGCAAACTCTAGTTGAATTATTTTACTCACGCCTGATAAATCAAAGCCCATCGTTTTAATCTGGTCGTTAAATATTACTTGCTCACGTGCTACACGTGTCAATGTTTCAAATAAACCTTCACCGACTTGCTGAAACTCTTTAACGCCAGGCACTAAAAATTCAGCTATTAAATCGCCCTGCTGACTAAATATTGCTTGTAACTCGGCTTCTATTTCTTCACCGCTTAAACCTTCAAAACTAACCTTGCCAATGTCAATCTGAAACCCTGCAAGCGCTTCTTCTAAATCAACTTGCACTATTTCAAAGGTATCTGCAAACGCGCCCGATAAGCCTTGCGTAAACTCATTAAAATCGAATTGATTAAGTGGCCCGACAAAATTACTTTGCAATCTACCAACCGTTTCAATACCGAGCAATCTGGCAGACTCTAAAACAGTATCACCGATAAACCCGAATATGTTCGCCATTTGCTCTTGAATAGCGCCATCTATGTTTTGGAACTCATCGCCTACACTTTTAGAGCTAGATAACCCAAACCAGCTACTTTTTTTGGTTCTTACCGTAAAGAACGCCTGCGCTTGTAATATTCCGCTGTCTATTATTTCGCCTAATGATTGAGTTACGAAGCTAATACCGTTATCTATTACAGATTGCTTGGTTGAGCTAAAGCCTGCAAAAGACCTTGACGCATCTAACTCTCCTTGAAATGTTAACGCGCCAGTTGATGCCGAAAAGCTTTGGGCTAGCTTGCTGATACCATCCGATAAAGCCGTAATTGAGTTACGTATGCCCCGTAGCTCAAACAATTGGTTTATCTGTAGGTCATTAAATTCATCTTGTGAGTTTAGGATTGAGTTTGATTTGTCATCGCTACCCAATAAAGTACCGGTACCTTGCGACTCTTGTAATTCTTCTGTGGGGTCTACTACGCTACCACCACCACCAAACGCACCACCTAACAGACTAGCCATAATCCCAATCATTGCAGCGCCCATCACGAAACCCAAAGGCGGTGCGTAACTAAAGGCTGATGTAATCGCGGTCAGTGCATTAGCGCCCTGCTTTGTAGTTTCGTTTGCTACATGAACACCGGCTTCTGCTGTACTAGCCGTCATCTTTTTAAATGATAGCGCTATCTCTACAATGGCCAACGCCTGATTCAATGCCCCAAATGCTTTAGCTGCTGCGGTTTTTTCGTCAAACAATGATTGACCAACCGCAGCAACCGAGCGCATACCGCTTATTTCGTTCAGTGCAAGTTCAGCATTAAGCCTGCCTTGTTGCTTATCAAGTGCAATCTGGTCCGCACCGTCTTTTTCTCGGTCTGCGCTTATTTTGTCTTGAATAAAAGCAAGCTCACCAGTCTTTTTAGTATAGTCGTTAATAGCATCTGATATATTACCAAAGGCATCTACGATTATAGAGCCTGTGCGCGTCCATGCGCCACCGAAAGAGTCAAGCGATGCGGTTATGCTATCAAGGTTTGATTCGTTCGCCTTGGCTGCGTCTGCTTCGTCCTTTTCAATCTGCTCAACTAAGCCTCTAGTTTCTTGCAGTAATTTAATGCGTTGCTCTAATTGTGCAAGCTGTGCCGGGTCAGTCACACCGTTTTGCATCGCTTCCATTTTAGCCGCGTATATTTCAAAGGCATCTGCGCCTAGTCTAAGCTGTATAATCTGATCGGCTATTGCTTGGT